CCCTGATCGATATAAGTTTCATTCAACATTAATTTTAATGAATGAACTTAGTCGAAATAAAACCGCACCTTTTTACTTTACTTTTATTTTGGTTTACCAAAAAAATAGAAGGTAAAAAACCCTTTTGGGGTTGTGGGGCTTGGGGTCGCATCTGCAATATACGTTTGACAACTAGTTATTATGCCTTCTTTGAGGTTTTATTCTCAACTTAGCATACCCTTCTAGTTGCAGCTTGAAGTCAGTACAATTCGTACCAACAACCTGGGAATACCCACAACCTTCAGATCCTTGCTCAAAGTTTTTAAACTCAGCAGGGTATAAAGCTTTAGGGATACGCTTAAGCGCTTGCCAATAATACATTGACTCGCACTTAACTTCCGTATCATAAGTATTGCTCTTCTGGAACTTAAAAATAACGGTTCCATGAACATCACAAATAATAGGAGAAAACTTACGAGCGTCAAAAAGACGCTCACAACGTTTCATATCGCCCCAGAACTTCAGACCGGAGTCCTCTGGAAAGTCGTCCGGCACAATAAAAATTTCTTTATTGTGCGTAGAGATCAAGTTTGCTAACTGTGCCAACACAGGTTGATACACGTACGTTAGGGATCCAAAACTCGTTTTGAGTTTATAAATGATCCCGTTCCATAACGTATATAACCAAGCGCGAAGCACAGAAGCTTTACATGATCGGGGAGCCTTAAAAAATAAAGGCCTTACATTACGGCCGCAGAAATAATCCGCACCGCACGACTCTCTAAATTTTACTAAATCCCCCGAAAAGCTTTTCTCGTTATTAACGATGAAGCCAACGGTGCTAAGGGTCAGAGTGAATAACTCGAAATCCTCGCAAGGAACAATGCAATCATCCCCGAACACGGTAACATCGTAGTCAAAAGCCTCATAATCTATGAAGGCGCTACGATTGTTATTTAAGTTTACGGATCTTGTTGCAATTGCGATACAGTAAAAAATTAGAGTTTCAACAGGAAAAGTAAAAGCATTACCCATTGTCGACAGAGTCGACGGATTAATGTATTCTACCTTACCCGATAAAGACAGTTCTTTTGGAACTTTAGTTGCCTTAGATCGAGTCTTGTCCATTAACAAAAATACCCTGGAGGGAAAAAACCACTCACAAAATATAGTCAAAACAGTATCACTTGCTGAAGTCCAATCGACCGTACTAGATTTTCTATGAACGGATGAAAGGAAAGCAAGTAATTTGTGTTTGAATTGTTGTGTTGAAATGTCGACTCCAAAATTAGCGAGACAGCGCGAAATTTCCGCACCTATACCTTGCTGGACAAAAGCGTTACCAGTAGGTTCGGTACAGATGATTCGTGAAGTTTCACTGTTCTTTGGAGCAAATCCCATAGAGTTGCCTTCAACTATCTTATATATTTGGGCGTCATCACTGAAATTTATTTCAGGATAACGATACATAAGCTCAGATTTGAGCGTATCATCCCATTCAATATAAGCGCGTAAAACGGGCAACGCATCCGCAGTTACTGTAAAAGGAATTTCCATTTTAGCAGTAAGATGCGTTGAACCGTAAGGATGACCAACCGTCGAACCTGGACCATGTTTGCAAAACATCGCAACATTTTCATAGTCGAAATCATCAAGGATCTGATGACACAGGTTCCGAGCCTTAATTAAGACAGCATCAACTCCGCAAACTCCTTGAAAGGGGTAAGCTGAAAGCTGGGCTGGTGGCTCAAAATTACGAGCAACCACATCAAGATGAGACGCAACATTGCAGAATTTGCAAAAGCGTTTCTATCTTGAATAGTGATTTCTCGAGTTTCGGACGGGGACACAGGTAGGAACTTCTTAAGCG